CCAAGTTGGTGACAGCGACCGCGAATTTTTTCTGGCTTTGCAGCGTCTTCAGATTTGATATAAGTCCACACACCTTGTCCAGTTCGCGGCTGACAATGTATTCGTCTTCGTCGGCGGCTTCCGCCCACCGTCCAACTTCAGCGGTTGGTTCACGAATTTCCTGAATGCGGTTGAAGTTGTTCCGCACCTCAATTGCCAATGTCCGCAGTTCGTCGCGGTATTCACACAGCAACGTTACCAGCAATTCGCGTTTGTCGCTTTTGTCCATGGCCATTAGTGCGTCCTGTATTTTGGGCCGGGACGTATTTCGTCTTCGCGTTCCTGGTGTTCTTCGAATGCTTCGTCGGTTTCGTCTTCATATTCCACGAAGACATAGATGGTTATGGTGCGGCCCCTTTCGTCCAGTTGGTCGAAAGAATTCAGGTAATTGTCGTAGTCGATGCCCTGGGGCATTTCGTCCTTGTCGGTCACGGCGTGAATGCGGCACGGGTGGTCATGGTCGCTTTCGACGTGCCCCATGGTGTGCAGCCACATGGCATTTTGTCCGTTGACCGACGCGCGTAGTATCGTGTCACCGCATGGCAGCCGAATTTTTGTAGTGCCGGTCGCGGGCATGTTTATTCTGCGAATTTTCTGGGTCATGTTTCGTCCATGACGGCGTCGATCAGTTTGACGGCGTCGGCCGGTGTCATGTTGTGCATGTCTTGGTCGCATGGAATGAACAGGTGTAGGGCTTGGTCTGTGTTCAAGTCCAGCAGCTTCTTTGCCTTCCCGAAAATAACGTCATTGCTCATATTCAGCAGTTCTTTTTCCGACTTTCTGCCGAAGGCCATGACGGTCCAGCCTGCCATGCAGGCGGTGGTCTGACAGTGGTGGTCGCTTTGGTCGGGTAAGGCGGTTTCGACAAAGTCCGCCATGTTGAAGCCGACCACCGGCTTGGCTTTGCTTTTCGACAGGGTGACCATTAACTGGCGCAGGACTTTCATGCGTTCGCGGTTCACGACTTCACCTGCTTTCTGGTCACGACCAATTTGCTGGTGACCAGTTCGACGCCGACCAGCTTGTAGGTTGCTTGGTAGCGGCTTTCACCTTCCGATGGGGCGTTGGTGCTTTTATTCATGACATAGAGTCGTTTGGGGTTGTCGTCATATTCCCGTTCGAACACCGTAATAGCGGCGGGGAATTTCGGTTTTCTTTTCTTGGGCATGTCGTGGGCCTTTCCGTGTCAGGCATACATACGTGCGCCATTGGCTACTCGCAAGACCTGTTGGTGGCTTTATTTCCTCAGTCCTACCCACCCAAGGGTGGTGAAGGGCATAGCACCACCTTCCCTGCCAATCCTGTAAAGGAACAGCAGGGTCAGTGGCATATGCCGTTTCACCACCCCTTTCCCAAGGTATGGAGCCACAGGCAGGTGCGAAGGGGTATTGCCCGCACCTTGACCAATTCGCACTTGGGTGGACCAACGCCCGTCCAGCCCCAGCTACCCCGTTTGGCTTTCGCACTAGGGCGGGACCTATGCTGCCCACAGTAGGTCCCTTGAACTTCATGGCATGCTGCCGTCTTACCCGACCATGCCATTGCTAAACGGAAAGGCTGCACGCCGGTTCGACAAAGCCCCAGACGCCGCCGTGTTAGACATACGCACCGCTTCCCCGTTGCGTAATTTTTGGGACTTCAATAGCGTTCTTCCCCACGCGCGGGTCTGGGCGCGGGCCTGTCGAAGGGCTATGCCAAAGTGAAAAACAAGAAAGCACAAACAACGCCTGCTGCCTTTGCCGATATTATTCCCACCACCACCGACCCACGGGTTTTCAAAAAACTAGAAGCACTTTGCGCCATAGCAATTGCCGCCAGCAAAAACGACCCAGTGGTGCGCGCTGCCATTGCTTCCCTGAACATAGAAATGCGAACCGTGGCTGGTGAACGTATTGGCCACGACGGTATCGACAACACGGTGTTGTCCCAGCTTCTGAAACGCACCGACCCCAACAAGCCCATGGGCCATGTTCCGCCCGCGCCCATGCGGGACCCTATTGACGTCCTGGAACTGAATGGCGTCCTGGAACCTGTCCATGTTTCTGCGGCACGCGGCATGCGTGACATATGGCAGGCCTTTGGGCGCTGTCTGACCGTGTCGGGCCGTGGCTACGAACGCAGCGGTGGCGGCGTCAAGCGGGCGTCGGCACTTCAACCGCTGGACGTCATGGGCGAGGAAACGTGGGAATTCTATAAGGAAGTCTTCACGCCCTGGTACAACACGGTCAAAAACCTGACCATTTCGAAGAAGACCACCGGCAACGTCAAAGCCTTCGACATTATTTTCCGCATCGTCATTGACGAATATTTCCCCGACGCCGTCGACAGCTTCATGCAATTGGAAAGTGGAACGGCGCTGCGGGTCATGAAGACCCACCTTGGCCGCTTCTTCGACGCCGCCAACGGTCAGTTCTTCACCACCGACCAGAACACGTCCCAGCGTATGGTTGACGACACCGACAAGGTTGCCGTCGCTGCTTAACCCTGCTGGGGCGGGGTGCCCCAGCGTTGTCTTCCAAAACCAAAAACAGGAAACATAGACATGCCGCACATTGGCCCCCGCACCGCCGCCGCCGACAGTCTTCATGCCATGAAGTACCGGGGACCCGGTGAAGACTTCCGCGAAGCCATGAACAGGGTGGCGTTCGGTCTGAAGGACAGTGACGCGCATTATATGCAGTTCCGCGATATTATTCTTCACCAACGCTTTCTTCCTGCCGGGCGCGTGCAGTCCGCCATTGGTTCGCCAAAAGCCGTGACCGCGCTGAACTGTTATGTGTCCGGCCCCATTGCCGACAGCTTCGTCCATGGCGAAGGCTGTATCATGGACCGCGCCAAAGAAGCGGCGGCGACCATGCGCATGGGTGGCGGCATTGGTTACGATTTTTCGACATTACGTCCACGGGGGGATAATATTCGCAAGCTGGCTTCGCAGTCGACCGGCCCGGTTTCCTTCATGGCCATTTTCGACGCGGTGTGCCGCGCAACTTCTTCGTCAGGTCACCGCCGTGGTGCGCAAATGGGCGTGCTGCGCGTCGACCACCCCGACATTGTCGAATTCATCAATGCCAAGCAAAATACAAACAACCTGACCGGCTTCAATATTTCTATCGCCGTCACCGACGAATTCATGGAAGCGGCGCTGAACGGCAAGGAATTCGACCTGCGCTGGAACGGTCAGGTCTACAGCACCATAGACGCGGCGTCCTTGTGGAATTCCATTATGCGTTCAACCTGGGACTGGGCCGAACCGGGCGTGCTGTTCATTGACCGCATCAATGAAATGAACAACCTTTGGTATTGCGAAAACATTGCGGCGACCAACCCGTGCGCCGAACAACCCCTGCCGCCCTTCGGGGCCTGCCTGTTGGGGTCCTTCAATTTGGTCCAGTACCTGGAACCCGCGCCGACGCCGCGCCCTGTGGGTGCGCCAGCCTGGGACTTCAACTGGACCCAGTTCAACGAAGACATTCCGGCCGTGGTGCGCGCCATGGACAACGTGACCGACCGCAGCAAGTACCCGCTGCCCATGCAGAAGGCCGAAGCCCAGAACAAGCGGCGCATGGGCCTTGGCTACACCGGCTTGGCCAACGCCGCCGAAGCCCTGGGCTATGTCTATGGGTCTTCGGAATTCCTTCTGTTCACGTCCGGCATTACCAAGACCTTGGCCGAACAGGCCTACCACGCCAGCATGAAGCTTGCCGTCGAAAAGGGTGCCTTCCACTTGTTCGACGAGGAAAAATACCCGCAAAGCAAATTCGTTCAGAAGCTGCCGCTGGAATTGCAAAAGGACATTGCCAAATACGGCATTCGAAATTCCCACCTGACGTCCATTGCCCCCACCGGCACCATTTCCATGACAGCCGACAATGTGTCTTCAGGCCTGGAACCGGTCTTTTCCTATTCGACCCAGCGCATGGTGCAGACCCCGAACGGCCCGGTGCTGACCACCATTGACGACTACGGCGCGGGCTTCCTTGGCGTGAAGGGCAAAACCGCCGACGAAGTGACGGTGGAAGAACATGTCGCCGTGCTGCGGACGACACAGAATTATGTGGACAGTTCGGTTTCCAAGACAATCAACATGGACAGCGCCGTCATGTCGTGGTCGGAATTCGAACAGGTCTACAGGGCATGCTGGGAAGGTGGGGCGAAGGGCTGTTCGACATTCAACAAGTCCGGCAAGCGCATGGCGCTTCTGACGGCGGCCCCGAAAGACGACAAGGAAGAAGAAGTCGAAGGCGAAAGCTGTGTCATTCTGGAAAATGGCCAGCGTTCCTGCGGTTAAGTTTTAATCACGTTATTTAGGGGTCTGTCATGTCTACGTCAAAAAAGTTGTATGGTTCCGTCAAGTTCTTTGCCGAAGGTAAGGGCTATGGTTTCATTGTCCCGGCTGACGGTGGGGCGGACGTCTTCTTTCATATCAAAAATGTAAACGACGGCAAGGCTGCGCCGCCGCAGAAAGAAGACAAGGTGTCGTACACCATTGTTACGGGCAAGCGCGGTCCCGAAGCAGGCGACGTCAGTATCATTGCCTGAAATTGCTTCCACCCTGTGCCTGTGTATGTATAGGCACAGGGTTTCTTTCCCCCAACAGAAAAGGCGCAGCATATGCCCGACAAGTCGACCCTTTTCAGCGGCGGGTTCGTTACCGCTTACTTGCTTTTGATATTCATTGGCTGGCTTATTATTGGCCCGCTTTCGAAAAGCTATAGGGAACTCAGGCGGAAACCCGGACGCCCGTATTCCCTGGTCATTCACTTCGGGAAGGGACTTCAAAAAATGCTGACAATCAATAGCGACAGCCCCGGTTCGGCTGCAACACTGAACGCCACGGACCGTCATGGCGTTAACCGTGCCCTGGTGGGCGTGCCCGCCTGGAAGTCTTCGGACGAAAGCATTGCCACCGTGACGCCTGCTGCGGACGGCCTGTCCGCCTTGGTCGTTCCCGTGGCCAAAGGCGAATGCGACATTACCGTTACCGCCGAAGGCGACCCGACCCCCGGCGTCGACACGCTGACCGGCGTCGGCCATGTCGTCGTCACCGACCCGGAAGCTTCGCAGCTTTCCGTTTCCTTCGGGCCGCCCCAGTAACTCTGGGTGACCTGTTGCGTATGACTAAGGGCGGCCGGTGTGGCCGCCCTTTTTCATTGGTGGGTTATGGGTTACGAAATTCAGGTCGCTGGGGGCATAATTTTTATAACCGGCCTTTGTCTTATGCTTATTGGCACAGCGTTTTCTTGCCTTATGGCAGGCTTCACACACGAACTGGAATTGGAAGGTATACCCGCCAGCCTGCTTTACATTGGCCTATTCTTGGGCAGCGTCGGTATTGTAATCGTATTTATAAGTTATGCGTTCGGGGCACCGCAATGACATTCTTCAGGCCCTATACCAGGACAGCCAAGCTTTCCGAAAATGGCGTCTACCGGCATTTGCTTGTCAGGGAATGGGACGTCGAAAACCGTAAAAGTGCTTGCTTTATCATGTTGAACCCTTCGACTGCCGACGCCACCAAGGACGACCCCACCATTCGCAAATGTATCAAGTTCGCAAGGGCCTGGGGCTGCGGCCGGTTATTGGTCGTCAACCTGTTCGACGTGCGCGCCACCAAGCCGTGGTTTATGAAGAAGCACCCAGAACCCGTCAGCGACGTTAACGACTCTTATGTGCTGCTTATGGCGCAGAAAGCTTTCCATAATGGCGGGCTAGTGGTTTGCGCCTGGGGCATGCACGGCACCCACCAGGACCGCAACAAGACCGTCTTGGACATGCTGACCGGCGCAGGCATAACGCTGCATGCTTTGCGCCTGTCGAATTCGGGGCAGCCCTACCACCCGCTATACCAGCCGGACGACGCCAAGCCTTTCGTGTGGACGCCATAAAAAAGACCACCCCCGAAGGGGTGGCCAAGTAATGTCGGCGTGAAGGCGAAAAAACACCGACACTGGGAAGACTATTTACAGAGCTTACGGACCTTCACATAATCTTCCAGCCATTTCTGGCTGTGCGGTCCGTCCGCGTCCAATTCGAAAAGCAGGTCCGTCTGTTCCTTCGTGGAATAGACGGGCAGCGCGGCGCAGTCCAATTTCTTGACGACCGGCGTTGGCGGGTCAGGAATGAAGTGGGCCACGGCCGAAATACAGCCCGACAGCACCAAGCAGACCAGAACGGCAAGCGTGGCGTATTTCATGACTGTCCCGTGACCAGCACGTCCTTTAGCTGCGCAAGGGCTTCAGGTGTGCCGGACGGCGCGGAAATTTGCTTCGTCGCCGCCTTCACTTCCTTGATAAGTGTATTCGAATTGGCGGCATGAACTGAACCGGTCAGCGCCACAATATTCATTTTGGCGTCAACCGTGTCGGCGTCGATCATGGAATACAAAGCGCTGCCGACCGACAGAATAAGTCCACCCGCCGCAGCAGACAAAACCCCGGCAATGGTCGCGGCATTCGAGTCCGGCAGACTGGTGACGTGTAGGTGCAGGTACTGGTAGGTGTTCACCAGCACGAAGGTGCCAGCGCCCTGGGAAGCCCAGCGAAGCCACTTCATAAGCTTCGCTTTGATAACCGGGTTGCAAAGCCAGTTCTTGATAAACGTCGGAACTAGCGCAGAAAGTAGTGTCATGGTTTTACCCCCTTAGTCGTGTGGATCGGCAATAATGAATGCGTGGTCAATTGCGGCATAACCTTTCAAACACCGCACGAGTACGCGAATGGAATTCAGACCATTTATTCCCAGGCCGTCCATTAGACTGCTGACCATGCTGCTTCCAGCACCGGCCGCAGGCGGGCCAAAACCGTAAACGACGCCATAACCAGCATTGCTGGCCGCGCCGGAAATTCCGCTTTGAATAGTGCCGCCGACGTCGACCCCAGGTCGGTAATTGTCGGCAACGTCGTGGCAGGCTGCTTCGTCCTTCTTTTTCTGTTCTTCGTCAAACACCTTGGCGTAGACCGGCTTATACTCTTTCGAATTTGGAAACAGCAGCGCCATGGCACCACAGCCGGAAAGAAACGGAAGAAGCAACACAAAAGCTATGACCTGTTTCATGTCGCTTCCCCCAATTTCCTTTTGCCGTTACGGCGTGGTCTTGACGGCGACGGCGTTACCGACCGCTGCCAAGATCGAAGACGAACCGGCCTGAATGCCAGCCGCTTCCGCCTGCGTTGCCGTGTCGGACACGACCTTGGCCAAAACGTGACCCGTGTCCTTGCCGCCTGCGGCAAGTGCTGCCACTTCTTCCGTAGCAAGCCTTGCGACCGCCTGCGTGGCAATTGGTGCCAGCGCCTTGGCTTCGGTGGCGACAAAGCTTTTGAAGAACGGCAGCACGTCCGCCGAATACCAATCTTCAAGCGACTGAATGAATGCAAGTGTCATAATGTAACTCCGTGGTTGAATGGTGAACGAAAACCGCCACACCGGTAGGCCACAGGCCAACAACTTCCCTACGACCCCACGAAAAGCTTTCGGGTTGTCATCGACCTGTGACCCACCGCTATGGCGGGTAGGCTATTAAACCGGGTGCGGTGCGTCGGGCGCATCTTCGCTGGCGACCAACGGTTCCTGAACCGACTTCGGAATGACGCCCAGGGCGTTCTTCAAATAGGTGGCTTCCTGCTGACGGCGCGTCGGGTAGCGGTCCCCGAAGTTTTCCAACACCGACACCATGCCCAGCCAAGACCCATGAACGGCCGTGGCCCAGAATTGCGGGCAGCGCACCCAGGGTTCCCCATACTGAAATGTCACGCTGGCCAAGACAGTCTGAACGGCGTCAGGCAGGCTTTCGAACGGCTTGCCGGTGGCGCGCTGGTAGGCCGCCCGCAGCGGCGCTATTTCGGACCCTTCCGCCATGACGTCCAAGGCGTCGACGTCAGCCCCAGACAGCGTCAGGGGCTTGGTCTTTAGCGCCTGCTGTGCTGCCTTCCCCTTCAGGCCCAGGTAGGGCTTCAGGGCCGCTGCAAGGTCTGCCGGAAGCTGTTCTAAGTGGGCTAAGGTAAGCTGCCCCAGGTCCACGCCGGTTCCCACCGTGACGCCGCTTTTGCTGCCAATGGGGTCCGGTACGTAACCGTACATGATTGTGCTTTCCAGCTTGGCAATTAATTTCCAGTCGATCATTTTGTCACCATGTAATTGCGTTGACGGTTGCGTTGTCGGCGGCGGCCATGACCGACGCCTTTAGGCTGACAAGGTGGGCGCGTGCGGTGTCGGCCATGGTCCCGAAGTCCTGGTAGACAGTCAGGCCCTGGACGGCGGTGTGTGTCACCAAGGTCCACGGGTTATCGGAAATATTGGTTGCGCACATTAAGTCGCCACCAATAACCGCCACCCGTGCCATGTTAGTCTGGTCGGTATCGTTGCTGCCGTAATGTTTCACCGAACCCAATGCGCTGGACGTGAAGCCGCCAATTATTGCCGCGTCACATGCCGCTTGCAGTTCAGTAATTTTTGTCGTCTGGGCTTCCACCAGCGGCACGACCCGCGTCACGAAAGTCTGCGTGCCTGGGTCGTACTGATGCGTCATGTTGTTCAAGCCAACAGGCGCGTCGTCTGGAATTAGAACTATTGACCCACCGGGTGGGACAGGCTGTTCGGCCGCTTGGTCGGCATTTCTGACCATGACAACCCAGGCAACGGTTACGCCGTCCGCTTTTAGAACTGCATACCTCATCGTTTCAGTTCCTGTGCGTAGACCGTGGCCGTGCTGAAAATTCCCGCGCCGAAGCATTGCAGGTCATAGGTCTGCGTCACTCCGGGGGTGTACGAAACGTCCAGCCCCATAAGGCCGAAGGCAGACCCAGAACTAAGCGTGACGGCCTGGAAGACATAACCTGTGGTCAAATTCTGCAAAGCTATTGACGCGCTGCCGCCGACTATTTGCCCACCGCCGAAGACCACCACCTGACCTGGGTAAGTCGCGTCAGGCGTCAAGCCAACACTGATGTTATTTCCACTTATGACATTGGCAGCGGCACCGTTGGAAACCGTATTCGCAGTCAGGTGACCGGTTACGATAATGTTGGTGACAATAATTGCGCTGGCGTTAATGGCACCGGACGCAATGGTGCCAGCCGTAATAGCATTAGCCGTCATTCTATTGGCGGTAATTGTACCGTCTACAAGAAGTTCAGCAGACGATGCTTTGCGAACAGTTACGTGGGTATAGAAGAAATTACCATATGAACTGAACGCACCAATATTCATCCATATTTGACCCCACCGCGTTCCACCTGGGGACTGACACTGTCCGGTATACTGCGTCGGCGTGGTTAAACCAGTGGCTATTATAGCAGCTTGTTGGAAACTAATTGTTGACAAGCTTGCGTCAAGAAAACGCATTCCAATGGATACATTATAAGCTGTCTGGTTGGAACAGAAGGCAGAAACGTAATAGCTTTCCTGCGTCGAACAGGGAAATAGTTGACCAAAGAAAACATCACGAGTAAATTGTTGTCCCAAGTAACGGTTAGGCCACCCATTCGCAACGAATGACGCACCGTCGTCATAAGCATTAAAACCACTACCGCCTGACGCCGCCCACCCGTCACCACTCATAACACCGTTGCCGTCAACGAAGTCAGGGTTGGTACAAATATTAGTGGTGTCGGCAATGGCTATTTTCGAACCAATGACCGAATAGCTGGTAAGGTCAGCCCCGTTAACTGAACGTATCCATGGACCGCTTGGCTGCTGCCACCGGTACAAATTATTGTCAGTGGTTAAGAAGCAAACATTGCTTACCGCATTCGAGGCCGGAAGCGACGTAACAACTTGAACAGTGTCTAAACTTGCAGCCAACAGAATTGCAGGAACCGCAGCCGGGTCAATTTTCGCGGCTGTAATTTGTGCGTTGCCGACGTCGGCAGTTACGACTTGTGCAGCCGTGCCGTTAATACCAGCGCCACCAGTCGACGGGTAATAATTGCTGGTGTTTCCGGCAATGTCGAAGTGGCGTATCCAATACCAATACTGCGTTCCCGCCACGACATTCTGGTCTATGTACATAGACGAATAGCTTGCGGTGTTATCAATATGGGTCGCCCCGCCGAAGCTGGACGTGGTCGAACGCCAAATTTCCGTTCCAGCTATGCCAATGTCCGGTGCGTCGTCCCAGTTCAGGTATAGCGCCTTTAGCTGCGGCGCGACGGTCAGGCCTGTGGGTGCGTAGAAAGTCGGCGGGCCGCCAATGACATGGGTGTACGGCGTGACTGTGGAAATATCTTGGTAGCCACCGCCAAAAATATTGAAGGACACCAGCTTGACGTAAATGGTTTGCCCAACGTCTGCCTTGGTGTAAGGCATGACAAAAACATTTTGGTCCAGGCGCACGAACAGCGACCCAATGGCATGGGACGAAATAGTGCTGCCCCACAGACCACGCCGCAGCAGACCGGCCGTTACGCCGTGCTTGCCAAGGTCGTAATTATAGGTCGACGTCAGCGTTGCCTGTTCATAGCTGATGTATTCACCGTCGACAAAGCACAACGTAACCCCGTTGTTGGCGTCGGCAAGCGTGCCGCCTTCCAACACTCCGAAAGCCTGCGACAGGTTCACTGACAAAGTGTGCGTGGTGTCCGGGTCACTTCCTGACGCCAACACAGCGGTAAGCTGTCCCATGCGGCTTGCGCTGGTCAGCGTACCACGCTTGAAGTAAGACGTGCCGTCCGTCGACAGGTAAACATCGCAACCGCCCCAATTAAGGTTGCCGGTATTCGAATGTGTCGCCAGCCATGTTTCCAAACCAATAACGTCGGAAAGCTGAACCGGCACGTCGAACATGGCGGGCGCGGCTGCGTCACCAGGGTCAACGTCGAAGTCCTGAATGTAGCCGTCCGACTGATCAATATTGTAAGTCGGCGGCGCACCAATGGTGCCGGGGAATTCTTCTGCCGAAACGACAATGCTACCGTCGTCGTTTTCAACGAGGTCATAACAGCGAACGCCCTGGACGGTAATGCCGCTGAAGTCAGGGTCATTGACCGTGACCAAGTCCATGGGGTCCAACAACGCATAACGCTGGTCTAGCTGGAAGCAGTATATGTTTTGGATATACTGGTCCTGAAGCTGGAAGTTCGCGGACGTCGTGCAGGCCTGGGTGTCGGCAAATAGGTGCAATGACTTAGAAGCGGCGGCGCGACGACCGAACCGGTTTATAAGACCCATGTCCGTGGCCTGAGCCACGAACGGTGCATACTGGTTGGCGCGGTCAAGACATTCAATTTTAACGTCGTTTATTTGATCGCTTTTGCGACCACGTACGACTTGAATTGGGTCATCGGTTCCATTTCCGCCACCAATGCTTCCCGTCCCCATGCGCGGCGAAGCAGCGGGCGAACCACTGTTCGGCATAAAGTCGTCGTCGGTAAGATTGAATAGCGGCGTCGTGTTCGGCGTGAAGGTATACCCGTTGGCGGTAATGGCCGTAGTGCCACGGGGGATCATTTGCAAAACGCCAGACGACCAGACAGCTTCAGAATATGTTGCCGTAGCAATATCGTCTATGCAGCTAGACAAAGCACTTTGCGAACTATAGGCGGGTGAAATCCACAAACCTGCCGCCAGACAGAAGTTCTGGTAATTGGTCATGGCGCTGGTGGCCACATAGCGAATATGCAGCGTGTGCCCAGTCTGCGCCGAATTGAATGTGTAAACACCAGCCGACGTAAAGCTGTATTGCCCAGCCGCAGGCGAACTGCCAACGCAGGTCAGTAGCGTTCCAGACGTGACGTCCAGAACCGACAAATTATATTGGAACGTCGAAGCGTTCGTGACCGTTATCGAAGTTGCACCAACGTGGCTTTCGTCCAGGTTGAAGACTTGCCCGACCCGCGAACCTGGGAAGCCACCGCCATACTGGGCGTTGGAAAGCATGTCAGGAACAACTTGCGACGGGTCAGCGTCACCACCACTGCGACAGCCACCGCCGCCGTATGTGCCGGGCGCGGTGCCTTGCAGAAAGGCTTCGACTTCCCAATTCATGGCGGGCAGGTTGGCGCTGCTACCAAGGTCGACATTTTCGCCAGCCATGTAGGCGAAACCGCTATACCCAATAGAATGGGTAGCGCCCGCCCATGGCGACTGTGCGACTGCCCCGCTTACGAAATCGTAACTGCCGACGCTTGCCTGCTGTGTCTGTGACAGCCACGAACTGAAAACGCTGGTTATAGGGCCTTCGCAAAGAAGCCCAAGCACATTTGCAAAATAAGAGGTGGTGCTGCTTTTCGAACCCTTACCACCGCCACCGCCAAGAACGCCGCCTTTGCCACCAGACGACTGCGGGGTGCTGACTTGCTTGAAGCCGAAATAGTCCAGCAGGTTCCAGCCAATGCGCGTAGTGCCGTAAACAACCGGGACGCACAAGCCGTAAGCACTGGATTGCAATTGCATCCCAGTATAGCTGGGTGTCGCCGCCGCATTGCTTTTTGGGGCACTAAATAACGCCACGGTTTGACCAGTCCTTCACGGTGAAAAAGCGGCGCGGCCTTGGTTGACCACGCAACGCTTTAATTTCGACATATTTTTTCAAAACCGATTTCTGTTCCGCATTATCAGTCTTGACCGGCCGCATGCTGAATGCGTGAATTATTACGGGCCATTCAATGACGATGGCTGCATGCGAAAAAGACTTCCCAAATTTCCACAGCACAATGTCGGCTGGCTTCGGGTCTTCGAAAATTTCCTTGCAGAAATAAAGCATGCCGGGCGTGTCGCCTTTGCCAAGCAAATAGAATTCCGCGTCGTCGTGCATGAAGTAATCATGCGCGTAATGCGGAATAGGCAGCGGTGGTATGACACCGACACGTTCGTAAACCTGGGCTAAGAAAGTCAGGCAGTCGATGCCGCCGTGTTCACCCTTGACCATGCCACGGGGGACATAAGGTGTGCCTTCCCACGATAGGGATTCCTGCACCACCTTGGCGCGCATTTCGTCAATGGTGACCACCTAGACCGCCAGCGTGGGCTGCGGCACATAGGGCATGCCCCGGAAGCGCGCGGTGTTCGAAAACTTAGGGCAGCCATTGCTGTCCGTAAACGACTTGTTGCAGCCGTAGGTAATATTGAACGTCACGCCAGCCACAGGCGCACTAGGAAGTGGTCCCTGCATGTTTATGACGGCCGTGGTGCCAGTCAGTGCCGCCCGCTGCACCCCGGCGCTGTAGCCGTTCAGAATGCCCGACGTGAAAGTAATTGTTCCCTGGTCCAGGAAGTGGTCGGTAATGGTCGCGCCCAGGACCGCCGTGAAGCCCCCCACGGTCGGCGCAGGGCTGGCGGACACCGTGCCGGTCGTCTGGTAGCTGGCCAAAGTAACGCCGCAGGCACCGTCGCCAAGGTTGTTGACGCAATAGACCTGAACAAGGTTCCGGGGGAATTGCTGGTTCAGCAGTTCCAGGTGGCTGTGTATATCAATGGACACCAGCGACCGGCTGGCGGAAATGTCGGCAATGCGACCGACGAAGAAGCGAACCGGGCCGCGTGTGGTGTCGCCGTAGGTCGGCATGAACAAGCGGTCCAGAATAACTTCGGCACCGTCCCAAATTCCCTGCTTGATCGTTTGCAGGAACGGTGAACCCAGCACCGTTGAAGAACCAGGAATAACGTCGACGGTAAGCGTGTCCACGCTGGTGCCGGTCGACCAATGGCATTTGGCTTTATTGCTGCTGCGGTCCCAATAGGGTCCGACCAAGCCACCGGCAGAAAATATCTGCCCATTCATGGTCAGGTCTGCGTCACCGCTGCAATAACGCAGCACTGTGCCGCCGACCAAGTTCACCGTCCAACAATCGGCCAAATAGAATTGGCGACTGGTCAGCAGCGTCAATATTTCTGGCGAACAAGGTTTCATGTTCCTGAAACCTCCAATTTACCTTCCAGCGTGACGAACTGCATAATGCGTGGTTCGGTTATGGCGTCATTCCGCCCAATGCACGACAAAATGCAGCCGGGCGCGGGGTGGTGGAACGGCGCAGCGTCCAGTAGAAGTCCAAGTTTTTCGGACAACAATTGAACGGCAGTATTTCGATCCCAGGCAGCAACGCGCACGCTTGCAACCGGGCGCGGGTTTTCTGTGAACTGGAAAAGCCACACTTGCATGTGACGGGGAAGAACGTCGGTCATTTTATACTCGTGAATGACAGTTTTTTCAATTCGTAATAGTTCGACATCATTTTATTGAAGTCCAACTGGTCGTCGTCAAACCGAACCGGCCAGTAGTAGCTAAAGTCGGCCGTGATGGCGTGACCCGCGACCGGCACATAGGTGAACAGAATTTGCCCAGGGTTAGCGCTGCCCCAATTGCCTATGGTGTAGTCGGTGCCGACCGTCTTGGTGACACCATTGTCTTTGACAGCGGTGACAGAATTGGGCGCATAGATAACCGTATTGGCACCGCCGAAGGTTCGCACCAACTGGTAGTTCTGCGTCGAACCACCCACCGCCGTTGCAATAGCTTGACCTGCTACAATGTTGTCGTCCGGGTCTGTGTACAGAAAGCTGTCAAAGCCACCCTTCAAGGTTTCGAAAAAACCCTCCAACTGGCTATATTCGGTATAGCTTGGCGCGGCAGACTGCCGCAGGAAATTGAAGTCCAACACCCATTGGTATCTTGGGTATGACCAGTTCGCTATGCGAACTTCTTTGCCGGACTTGTTCACCTGCTTCGTCGTGTTGAAAATGGAACTGCGCTTGGCAGGCCACGTCAAACCGGGAAGGCTTGGTAGGACTGAGCTACTCATGACGGTGCATACACCCTATTGAAATTCGGGTTAGCGTTACGACGCTGACGCGCCAAAGCCTGAACCAAAGCACTTCCGCTTTGACTGAACAGGCGTGACACGCCTTGGGCGTCCACAGCCGAAATGCTTATGTTGTAGTGGTCGCCACCCTGGGTCTGACCACCACCACTTGACACCATGGCGCGAATGCCGTCCGACAGACTTGCAGGAAGGATCATTTCGTCTTTGTGGACGTTCACAAGCTGGTCCGCGTTAACTTCCATACCACCCGCCGCCGACGCCAAACCTTCCATGGCAATAACGGCCGTGAACGCCGCAGCAGCAGGTATGGCAGCGAAAGGTCCCATAATTGGCGAAGCCCAGGCATAGACACCGCTGAAGGCTTTGGCTGCGTCCTGCCCAATGGTCTTGATAGAACTGGCCACGGTTGAAGCATTCGCTTCGGACGCCCCTTCCGTCTTTGCCGCAACCTTCGCCACTTCGGCGGTCTGGGTCGCAGCGACCTGCGCAAGTTCGCCAGCGATCCACTGCTTCAACATGGGTTCAACCACCGACGTCATGAACACATTTACCAGTCGGTTCAAAATATTGATAACCTGCTGCTGCCATGTCTGGGTCGACGTCAACATGCTTGTCAGTGCGCCGGTCATGGTCGACGCAATTTTGTCGGCCGTCTTGGTATAGCTGTCCTGAACCTGCTGGTTCGACTTCATGGTCTGGACGGTAATGCGTTGCTGAATAGCTTCAATTTCAGCTTCGTACTTTTTATAGGCGTCAGACTCTGCGTCCAGGCCTTCTTGCAGCATTTCCAGCCGCGTAATTTCTTCCTTCAGAATTTTGTTCGTCAGACCAATTTCAAGCGCGGCTTCTTGTTCGACCGTTATTTGATGGTTTTTGAAACGGTTTTGAATTGACGTTATGCTGGCTTCCAGCCGCTTGTCGTCCTGCTGGTTCAGGCGAAGTGTGTCTTCCGCTTCAATCTTTTCGCCTTCAACCAAGAACTGCGTGTGCAGTTTGGCAATGGTCAAATAATAATCGTTGTAAGCCTTCTGCCGCCCAGCCAAGTCTTCAAGAACCTTAGCCTTGTCCTTGGCGTCCGCAGCCGCCTTCGCGTTGAAATAGGTGACTTCGGCATTAAGCTTCGACCCAGCTTCCACTTCGGACTGCGAAATGAACTTCGAAAGGTTTTCTTGACCAAGCGCAAACAGGGACTGGTTCTTCTGCGACTCAATGGCAATTTCGCCAAGCGCTTCCTGTTCTTTGATCTTCAATTTTACGTCGGCAATTTTCTGCGCTTGCGCGCCGCCGTCGCCAAGTGCGGGGGCCTGCTTGCTGCCTACCATAGGCATATTTTCAAGCATGGTCGTAAAGTTTTGTATCTGGTCGTTTTCCCAGTTCAAGAAATTTACCGTGCGGTTCCTTATTTCCGCAGTTACCTGATCACCGAAAATTTCACCGACTTTGTCATTGTATGCATTGATGGCGTCAGCTTGTTCCTTGACACCCTTCCGCCAAGACACCCCAGCGGCGTCGAACATTCCTTGACCGGCCAGCCAAATGGCTTTGGCTTCGTCAATTAACCCACCAGCATTAGCGATAAAATACTGAACGTCAGCGGCAGACCTGCGAATTTCGGCAGAAAACATAATCGTCTGGGTAGTCAGGTCCTGCATAAAACTTTTGAAGGTAACCGCAGACTTCCCCGCGTCGTCCGTGCTTGAACCCAAATTCCAAATTTCGGAAGCCAGTTCGGTTATGCTGCCAATCAATTCACCAGCAGAAATGGCGAATTCCTTTAGACTGGTCTCAAGCGGACCCCAGTAGCTGCTGAAGGTTTCAAAAGAAAACGCCCATTGACTGAACGCTTCGACAAGCTGGTCTACGACGGTCAATACTTTCAGAAGCAACGGTTCCATCGCTTCGAAAGTTTTGTTCTTCAGACCGGCGAAAGCTTCGCCAAGTTCATTGGTTTTGTTTCCGACCGCGACCATGCCAGAAACGGCGACTTGACCCAGGGTTACCCCCAGGCGGTCGGCTTCGTCGGCCATGGCTTGCATGCCCACGGTCCCCTTGTCCAGAATAGGGATCATTTCGGCCCCGGCGCGACCGAACAGGGCAATGGCTATGGCGGTCTTGTTGGGACCGTCAGCCATGTTTTGGAACTGCGCCGCAATATTGGGCAGCAGGTCCTGAAGGGGCTTTATGTTGCCTTCAGCGTCCTTGTAGGCAATGCCCAGGGCTTCCATGGCCCGTTGGGCAGGTGACCCGGTCTGGGCCGTCATGGACAGCCCACGGGCCATGCGTTCAAGGGCGTTGGTGGCCGCCCCACCAGACACACCGACGCTTTCAGCCAAGGCCTGGAAACGGGTGACCTGTTCGACGGTTTCGCCAAGCTGCTGACCGACGTCCTGGACTTCAAGGCCCATTGCCGCCATGGCTTTGGTGAAGTCGATTATTTTGTCGACGGCGAAGGCTGCAATGAACGCATCGCCAACGTCCCCCAACGTGCTACGAATAGCACGAAGGGGGTTGGTCAAGCCTTCAATGGCAAAGCGCAATTGGTTCAGCGACGGAACAAAGTCGCTTACGTCTGCGCCAAATTTAACTTCGACGTCGTCAGACATTTACACTGATATTTCCTGTTGGAAACATTTTGAAAAGACCCTGCAACTCCGCCGCCCTGTCGGACGGTTTGGTTGGCGTCAACTTAGCTGGATCGGGTTTTTTCTTAGCTGCCTTGGTCGGCTTGTGCTTAAAGCCGTTCGCCGTGGCAATAGCAAAAAGCGACACAATAGCAGGTGGCACCACATCCCATTTTTCCTGGTAGGCCATAAGACGCGGCCATGTAAGCTGGTCTTCTAGGACGTCAGGTGCCAGCCCTGTGTAAATGCTAACTGTCGCTATTATTGCGTCCCAGTCTGGGGGGACTTGGTCGCGTCTTCCACCTGGGCTTCCCCCTGGGTGGTGTCGTCACCGGCCCCCTTTGGCTGTTCGGCCATGGCACCGGTCTGCCGGGCAACCACTTCGGAAGCCTTCATGACGTCGTTCATGGAAAAGGGGACGTCGTCAAACTGTTCGCGGGTCAGCGTCGGGTGGGCGCGTTTCAGCCCCCAGTAGACTATACCCAAAAGATCGTCGAACTGTTCTTCGGAAAGCTTCGCCGTTTTCATGTCGGCAATGGTGACCTTGGAACGCATGACGGCAGGAAGAACGTGACGGTTCTGCTTTGGGGCAAGCAACGGAACAGGCCATTCGGCACCATTCCAAGTCACGGTCGGCGTTTCGCCGTCCAAATACTCGTCATTCGGAACAACCCCTTTAAGGGGGACAGGCTTGAACTTAGACATTCGTGGGGTCCTTTTCGTGGTGAAAGCAGTAGACATTGCCCGGCCTACCAGCGGGTTCGCAGGAACGCGCCCTCGACAAGCACCTTCCAATTAGAATTATTCGGTGGTCGAAATGGTGCCAATGGTGCCGGACGTGTCGGCAAAGGCCTGGAAGTCAAACCCTTCAATGGTGTAATCGGTATTCTTGAAGGGGAAGGCCAGCTTCGAAGTACGGCAGGCGTTCAGCTTCATGTTGAAGGTGTTCACCACACCGGCATTGTTGGTGTAGGTTTCGTTGATGAACATTTCGAACGTCGGGCCGGTGCCCATGTTCGTGTTCGCAATGACCGACTGAACCAGTGTGGTCACGCCATAGCTGTAGTAAATCAGAAGGTTCTTGTTTTCGTCCGCCACGTTGATCGTGTAGACGCCGGTTGTTTCGTTGACCGAATATGAACCAGCGGGCGGGGCCGAAGCCACGCGGGTCAACTGAACGCCGGTCGACTGGTAGAAGACGCCGAAGTCTTCCTTGAACGTCGCCGCATTGGTCACGGTAATGGACGTAGTGGCGCTGGTGTTCACTTCACCGACCACGAAACCCAGACCTGAACCGGTCGTCACGGTAGCGGCTGCGCCAAACAGCAGGTCGCGCAGGGTGGACGACGAAATGCGGGCGAACTTCGCCTTGCCGGTAATTTTCAAGGCAGCCATGGCCACGTCGACCGCGACCTTTTGCTGCCCAATGAGTTCTTTCAAGGACTGGTCGAAGTCAATTTCAATGTCCTGAAGAATTCCCAGGAACGACGGCGTGGGGTTGGAAATGTCCGTGCGGCGGCCGACAACCGTACCGGAACCAAAATTGATGGCAGTCATGTGGGGCTTCCTTTTGTGAAGGTGTTAAGAGGCGGCCATGGCTTGGTAGACAAGCGGCACGGGCATGCGAACCGTTACGGGAATAATTGCCAGTCCGTCGCCGTCCAAGGCACCGGGGTCTTTGAACAGCTTTCCGGTGATCCAGGCGTGGTCAACGAACGCTAAACCCAAATTCTGCTTGCCCGTCAGCGGCGACGGGCGCAACGCATAAAACACCGCGTCAATAAGCGGGTTCAGAAGACCGGCCGGGTTTTCAACTTCATGCGCCCAAGTATAAATGAAGAGGTTGGCCTTCATTTCTATGACCTGGGGAATGCCGGTCTTACCACCCTGCACGTCGTCATCGACTTCGTGCATGAAAAGACACGGGCGCATTTCCTTGGACGTGTCGCCCCACAGCTTCAGCTTGCGGCTTGTGGTCTTGTACCCGGCAGATTTTTTGACAATGTCGAACAGCGCCGCCATGGCTGTTTCTTGCGGGCTGTAATTCATTTGCCGTTTGCACCTTGGCGGACCGCGTCAGTCATGCCGTCGATAATTTCCTGTTTCATGTCAGCCAAGGTCGACCGCATGTAAGACCGTTCCGGCATTTTCGAACCAGGGTGGTGGACCACCTTGGCAAAGACTTCCTTGCCGCCAATGAAAAAATGCAGCGCCTTTGCGTTCTTCGGGTAGATGTCGTGCGGCTTGGTCACCCCGCCATATTCATGAATGGCGGCATAGGGGACGTCTTTGCCAGCGGACACCGTCGCAATAATGGCGGTCCGTTCGTCCGACACTTCCTGAAAAATGCTCGACTGCAACGCGCCGGTCCGCTTGTTCAGCACCTGACCGGAAAGCTTGTCGACGCGAATTTTGCGCTGCATTTCAATTGCCAGCGCCGTAATTTTCCGCAGCAACGCATTGTGAACGCCAGAAGGCATTTTGCCGATGCGTTCAATTAGTTCGGTGTCGCCGGAAACCTGGACCGACAACATTTCAGTTGGGCTTCCCGCGAAGGAAGCGGACCTTGGTGGCCGCCGCATGACAGGCTTGGCGAACCAGTTCGTCGCTGCCCCAGTGGCAAACGCAGCATTGCCCGTCGACTTCGTCCAGGGCTTCCATATAGCCCGTCTGGGCTTCCAGCAGGCGTTCCAGGACCTTGAAGGCCGTGTGCATGGCGTCCATGGTGTCCATGGTCGGGTACTGCCGGGTGGCTTCCTGACGGAACTTGAAATGCCGCACGACGTCGTCGGGTTCGGACATGTATTCCAAACCCCAGGCAGCAATTTCTGCTTGCACAAGGTGTGCGTGCTTGGGGCATATGTCCATTAGATTGGAACCACATTCTGGAACGGTTGCAGCACCTGCTGCGCCCACTTGGGCACCGTGTTAATATCGTAAGACATGGTTTCCTGACCACCCAGGGTCTTGGACCGCAGACCAATGCGGTTCCGGTATTGGAAGCGTTCCGCCAGCAGGTCCCGTGCGCACATTTCGACCGCCCAAGGGACGAACGAATAAGTGACGTTAATCACAGCACCAGCGTCTGCGGCATTGAACTGGTAGAAATTGCGTTCGGCCGTGCCAGCCAACATGTTCGGCGGCACATACTGACCCGGCTGCGGGTTGCTGGCGACGGACACCAATGCCGTACCATTCGCAAAGGTCACGCCCTGGTCAGACACATTCAAACCCTGTGGCTGGTCTGGGCAATACTGAAACGTGGTTGGGTCAACGGTGCCGACTTCCGTATCGACATAGCCGGTGACATACGTTACCTGAATATTCTGCTGTTGCCCTTGTCCCCACCAGTATCCATTCAACGAAATGGACTGCAACGGCGCAGGGACAGACCCGTCCCAAACTTCCAGTGTGAACCCGGACCCATTCGGCGGTGTTATGTTCGGCGGGACTACCTTGCCGTTTATACTCAACGCAGTGACGGACAAGACCGGGGCATTACGCAAGGTCAAATTTACCTGCCCCTTACCGTTATAGAATTCGGTGCGCGACTTCTGAATGAAGGCCGGGCCGTTCAGCCAAGCCAGCACCATGGAAGAAATACGGGTAATTTCACCCGTAATGATCTTGTCGGACGCAGTGTCCGAAATCCCAAGCCACGTCTTGCATGCGTCCAATGTCGTCAGGTCAAATGCAGCCATGGCTTGGGGGTTCCGGTTTGCGTGGCGTTATTAAGCGCCGACGCCGTAGGCCACCGTGAATTCGAAGTCGACCAGACCGGAAGCGGCGGGTGCCGTGGTCGGGTTCACGGTGCGGGCAACCTTGTCGACGGTCGCGGTCGAAGCCACGTCGTCGGCAGCCACGTTGCTGGTGCCAAGGACCTTGGTGATCTTGGTCGACTTGACCAGGACCATGTTCAGACCTTGGCCACCCGGAATGGTGGGAATGCCGAAGTCGTTGGACACGCCAATGCCCAGGGTGTTGCCGGTGCCCGAACCGGAAGCGGTGTAACCCGCCACGGTGCCGGAAGTCAGCGAAGCATAGGCGTTGACGGTGGTGTAGGTGCCGGACAGCGCACCAAACTGGTTCAACTGAACCACTTCCGTGATCGCATTGCCGTCCGTGTCGACGCCCACCAGGGTCAGCGTGCCTGCGGTAATGTTGGTGGTGCCGGGCGTGCCCAGGACAATTCGGACCTGGAATTTGCGCGCGTGCGGCGGTTGGGCGGCAATGGTAATGGCACCGTTCGCCGGGGTGGCTGCCGCCTTGATGGAAATAAGGTCGGCGGGAAGCGGCGAATTGATGCTGACTTTATGCGACCCGGTTTTCAGAATGTAGAAGCCCGCATTCAGCAGCGCGTCGATATCGCCACCGATGATCGTGAAAACGCCATTGGCGTCTGCCACGTATGACGTGCCGGACTTTCCCAGTACGGAATTCGTGCCGGAAGGGCCGACCATTTGAACGGTAACTGTCATGGTATTCTCCGTTGAAGTGGAAGTCGTGCGCTACGTCTTCCGGGTTGAAAGGGTATGCGTTATTTCTTCTTCGACGCGGCAGCCAGAATTTTTGCCCGTTCCACGCTGTCCTTCAGCACCAATTCACGAAGGTCAGTCAGCGAACTGCGGGGCGGAATGTCCAAACTGTGCTCGTCGCAATAAATAAGCAGGTCACCACGGTTCATTCCCGCCACTTGATCGTGCGTAACGGTCTTGACTGCCTGAACGGCTATTCTGTCCAGGTTGGTTTCTTCCGCACGTTTCCCGAAGCCGTGTGTTTCTGCCTGGGCACGGTAAATGTCGGGAATTTCCAGCCAGCCGTCTTCGACTTCGAATTCGGAACCACCGATTGAAATGCTGGTGGCACCAATGGGGGCACGCAATTTGATCATGGGCATGTTCGTGGTCCTTGTAGGTTTCGTGGTTGGTAACAAGGGGGTCGGCACCGCCGACCCCCATTAACGTCAGTTCACGGTGGCGACTTAGCCGTTCGCAATGTTGGTGATAATACCGAAACCGGGCGGGAAGTAGTTTTGCAGCACGCCGTCAGCGAAGACGCTGAAGTCGTAGCTGGGCTTCACCACAGGCCATTCGATCTGGTAGTAGTCACGCCGCATTTTGAACTGCAACAGGTTGCGCACGTTCGACAGCGGGTACGGCAGTTTGCTGCTGTAGAAAATGATCGTGCCGGGCGGCACGTTCGGGTGCAGCAGCACCTGCATAAGCTGTCCACCCGACATGGTGAAGCGGTTCAGGTATGAACCGACCACCGCGCCAGCCACCACTTGGTGGTTGGACAGTCCGCCGTCGCCGTCCTTGCTGTCCGACACGAAGCGGAACAGCGGTGCGCCGCCACCGGCAATGACCTTGTTGGTGATATTCTGAAGTTCTTGGCTGTTGACCAGCATCATGTCCGGGGCAAGACGGAAGTTGTCCCAGAACGACTTCAGGGCGGTGTTAATTTCCACCACGCCGCCTGCGCTGTCGGACGTCAACGGCGTACCGGTGCCCGCCACGCCCGTGGGCATTGCGGCATAGTAGCTGTTGCTGCCCGGTGTGGTGACCTGGGAAATCAGGCCGTCGCACAGGTAAATGTTCGTGCTGTTGTCGGAAGCAGGCATGGACGAAGCCTGCTGGTTGCCCGCCGTCGCCAGCGCGGTAATGGCCACGCTGTTGATGGACGTTACGGCACCCAGCAATTCCGAACCGGCCGGACCCCAGAACCACGCATAACCCACGGCACCCTTGACGGCTACCACGGACGCGCTGGCCGACGCAGTGTAAGGCGGGTTACCGCCCGACGACGTCAGCACAACGGTGGCATTGGCAGACTTCTGCGCAGAACCGCCACCGAAGATCAGGCTGGAACCGTCCGTGTTGGAACGGGTAACGACGGCCGGGACGATAATGTTGTTGCCCGGCGCAGCATTGTTGCCACCGACGCTGTTGTAAGCGTCGAAGGCCAGCGCCACGCAGACCACCGAAAGGGTCTGCGACTGAAGCGTGCCACCCGTGCCCGCACCGGCAACGGTCGGTGTCGGGGTGGTGCCAAGCTGCACGTCGGCGTTGCCGCCGATAATCATTGCTTCTTCACCGATCATAACGGCGCGAAGCAAGTTGTCCACCGCCAGTTGCTTGGCGTCGTCCAGGTTCTTGGCAGCGAAGTCGGCCTGCCACGTCACGCTGTCGTCCAGGCCCCATGACTTGTACTGGGCCGTGTTGTTGACAACCTGCGTGGTGACCGAACCGCCGCGCTGACCTTCGCCAAGCGCAATGGACACCTTGTTGATATTGATCCCGGTGACCGAAATCCAGTGGGTCGCCGTGCCGCCTTCCGCGCCCACGCGGGGAATACGGTTGCGAAGCGGCGTAATGACCGGGAACAGAAGCTTGGCATAGGGTTCCAGGTCGTACCAGACAAGGCCGGTGGCTTGGTTGATCGCCTTCAACAGTTCGGGCGGGTAACCGTTGCCGGGGGCCTTGCGAAGCGCGTCCCAGGACGCGTTCAGTTTGTCGGCGTCTTCGAAGGTGCCGCGTGTCGGGTTGAAAATATTCATGGCGTTTTTCTCCGTTCAGTCAAAGCTTCCCCGTCAGCGGTTTCGGCGCTGCTTCAACGAAGCCTGTGTTGCTGAAAAAACGGCCCTATTATTGCGCGGGCCAACGGCTAAGGGTTGAAAGGGTGTTTTACCCGACGTTATTTCGGATAAAATTCGGCTTGTTCAGAATGCCCTTCAGCACAGCTTCGGGGGACGGCTTTTCTTCGACGGCCGCTTTCTTGGCGGGGTCTTCGACCGCACCGTCCTGCGCCTTCGACACCGCCACAGGGGTCTTGCCCGGTAGCGGCGGGTTCTTCTTCAGGGACTTCAGTTCGTTCTGAAGCGCTTCGACCGACTTGGCCAACGGGCTGGACTCCAGCGCCTTGTTCAGTGCCGACGCAAGGGTGTCGACGCTAATTCCGGCGTCGACCGCTGCCGCCTTCTTCTTGGCGGTGGGTTTCTTCGGGTTGTCGTTTCCGCCCTGGTCGTCTTCTTCGTTGTCGTCACCACCATCGGTGTCTTCGGCTTCGTCGTCGCCACCGCCGTCATTGGGGCCTTTCTTGCCCTTCGTGGCGTCGGCCTTGGCGGCTTTCTTCATGGGCTTGTCGCACTTGGTGCAGGTCGCGGCACCCTTCTTGTTTTCCGCGCCGCAATGCGGGCATTCCATAACCCCGCCTTTGGTGACGTCGGCGTGTTCGCAGGTCGCGCCAAGCGACTTCGCAAGGTCGTGCAGGTCCTGGGCTTTGGACTTCCAGTCCTGCTTCATGTCCATGGCTTCGTCGGGGACGGTTGCCCAGTCGCCACTCTGACCGGACGGGGCCGACTTGGCCACGACGTCTTCCGCGAATTTCGAAAGGTTGTCGAAGCCGGGTTCGCCGGTCCGGTCGCCAATGGCCTTGGTCAGAATTTCGGCAGCACCTTCGCCACCGAAGCCGAAGCGCTTCATAATGTCCTGCGCCTTGTCGGCATAGGCAATGTAGTCGGAATACGGCATGCCGTAATCGTTTCCGCCTTCGCCCGAAAGCATTTCGCCAATTTCTTCGTCGACGTATGCCTTGGTCGCGTCGGCGCAAAGCTGAAGCAGTTCGCTGAAGCGCGTACCGACTTGGCTGCCATCGCCTTCCATGGTTTCTTCCGCGACAATGGCACCGCGAAGCAGGTTCAGCCGGTCCAGAAGACCAATGGCTGACATGGCGGTCAGCAAACCTTTGCGCATGTCGCCACGCGCGTCCGGTGTCGTAATATTTTTCTTCACGTTGGTCTCCGTCTTGTTGGGTTGGTCTGCGGACGGGCCGTCAGCAGAAATTGCTTCCTGCCACGCGGCAGTAATTGCGCCCTTGACCGTGTCCAGGGCTTCGGCGGAATAAGGCGTTTGGTTCTTCGCCTTGCTGATGTAATTCCAGGCGGAACGAATGCGCTGTTCGGAAAATGCGCCCTTTACCTTCAGCGGGAAGCGGGCCTTCTTGTCGTCTTGCAAACCTGGGTCCGCATACCCTTCGTCGGTTTCGTCGGCGGCTGCCTTCTTGATTTCTTCCACGACTTTCTTTCCCGCCTTTTCCAATTCAGCGGCGGCGGCCTTGGCGTCGACCTTCAGCGTAATTTCCTGGGTTTCGTCCATGACGACGGGCTTCTGTTCCCAAATTTTGCTGTCGGCCGGAACGGCTTTTTCAATCTTTTCCAGCAAGCCATGGTTGTTGCCCAACCAGTTCGCCACGGCGTTTTGGTCCATGGCGACAATGTTGGCAAACTGACTGTCGTTGAAGCCGCATGCTTCGGCCACCGACTTGCGCAACGCACTTTGCGCACCCGCCATTTTCAGGCAGCGTGCAATTCGTTTGGCGGGGGTTTCGGAAAGACCCACGGGCGCGGGCGCGGCGGTCTTGACAACCGGTTCAGGTTTGGGTTCGACCGGTTCTGTCTTCTGCGACTTGCGCAGGCTTTCGACGGCGGACGTCAATGCGTCCCCGTCCAGCTTGTTGACGGCCGCCATGAGTTCGCTGCGAAGCTGTTCTTCGTTGCTTTTGGTCATGGCGGCTTTTTCCTCGCTTTCAATATTGACGGCTTTGAACACGTCAATAATGGCTTCTGGGTTGGCAGGACGGTCGACCAGCGAAATTTCAATAAGCTGAAGACCGGTAATGGTGTGCTGGTCGGTGGGGTCGCGCGCCGTGGCGTTGCCACCAATGCTGAAGGCCTTGTAGACGCCTTCCTTAACTTTCAGCCATGCCAGCGGGTCGACAATTTTGCAGCCAATGTACAGGCCTTTGTCGTCCACTTCGGCGGTCTTGGCCACGCCCACGGCTGTCATGCCGTGCATTTCCCGAATGTTGGCGAATTTCATGTATTCGGGCAGGGACCCCTTTATGGCGTCCAGGGTGATTATGTCGCCGTCAAAGTCACGCGCAGGCGTGCTGGCGTAGCCGAAAACCATTTGCTGGTCGTCGTTGCGCTTGGTGATGCTGACGGAAAAGTGTTTCATTTCCAGACCTTAGTTGATGCGACAGCCTGTCGCAGAATTACTCTTGAAACCCCTGGAAAACAGCCTATATTTCGAGTGTCTTCGGAAAGGACACCCATGCAACACGAATACAAAATTCCCGCCGAACGGAAGTTCGAAGTCGATGCGTCTGTGGCCAAGTTGGTCAAGAAAGCCAACCGCTTCGGCGTCGTCCCCATTTCCTGGAAGTGGGGCGAAGAATTCGTTGAACACAAAAAGTGGCTGGACGAAAATGGCTGGTCACGCGAAGCCGACTTTGCCTACCGCATGCTGTCGTTCGAAGGCGAACCGGCCAAGGTCGGCGGGTACAGCTTCATAGCGCGCGTCGAATTCGAAGGCGGCGGCTGCATTGTCCAGACCGTCCCAGGCGAACACGTCCCGCCCCAATACCTGAACACCGACAGTCATTGCGACCACTGCAACTCGAAACGCTACCGCAAGGACGTCTTTATTGTCCGCAGCGAAAGCGGCGACCATAAGCAGGTCGGCCGTCAGTGTCTGCAAGACTTCCTGGGCAACGACCCCAAGCAAATTTTGTCCCGGTTCCAATTCGAACGTCAGCTTGGCGACATGCTGGACGAAGAAGGCCGTTATTTCGAACGCCAGACCTTCGCTTACTTTGCCCTGCCGCTACTGACCGACGCTGCGACTTGCATTCGCCTGTTCGGCTGGGTGTCCAAGGGAATGGCCAACAACCGTGAAGACCTGACCCCGACCATTTCACTGGTGCGTTGCAAGGACAGTTGGGACTACAAGGACCGGAAGTGGTGGGAAGAAAAAGTCCAGCCGTTCCAGAATGAAGGTGACGCCAAGCTGGCGGACGAAACCATTGCCTGGGCCAAGGCGCTGAAAAGCGATAACGAATACCTGCATAACCTGTCGGTCATATTCAACGCCGAATATATTTCCCAGCCCAAGTACCTGGGGCTGGCGGTTTCGGCGGTGTCAGCCTTCCTGCGCGAAAAACAGCGTGCGGAAGAACTCAACATGAAGAAAGACCTGAACAAGAAAAGCGAATACCAGGGCGAAATTAAACAGCGGCTGCGCGACATACCCGTGCGAATGGAAGCTGCCATTGGGTTGCCCCCTACCGAATGGGGCACCAGCACCCTGTACAAGTTCAGGGACGAAGCTGGGAACGTCTACAGTGTCATTACCCAGGCGAACTTCGAAATTGGCGTGCTGGAAGCCGGGTTCTTGACCGGCACCGTGAAGAAGCACAAGGAGTACAATGGGACCAAAGAAACCCAGTTAAGCCGGTGCGTGGTCGCCAAAGTATGTGTGAACAAACAGAAGGTGCTGAATGGAATTTAGCCCAGCGGAACTGGAAACAATAATAGCGGCCCTGAAATGGGTCGGGCGCGACTACCACAATATCGCGGTGAATTCACCTGAAGGCCGTGACCTTCAAGGCAAGAAATTCAAGGACCTGGAAAAAGAAGCCTGGGAACTATTGGCAAAACTGAAACCAAATGCCGACCCACGGGTTTAAGGACCACACCGGTTTCAAGACCAACCGGCTGACACGGCTTATTGACGCCACGGCGCTGGACCGGTTTGCCCAGACCCTGCCGCATGACGTCGACTGCCCCGTCCACGGCCACCTTGCCCGGCTGCGCCTGACTTACAGGCGTATGGCGAAGCGTTTGGCGTTGTTGGAAATAGAAGCTTTCAGCGAAGAGTACCGCAGGCTTTACGTGCGGTAGCGTACCGGGTCCGGTGCGCTTCGGGCGCAATACTGGCGCGGGGCGAGCCTATACCGCAAAAAATTAAGGGGTGTCAATGGAACGGAAATGCCCGGTCGGCTAGGTAGCCGATTATTCCAGCCATGACGGCAATAATGGACGCTGGAATTTTCCCGATGCGGTCGTCCATGGCTTTTTGCAACAGCGCCAGCGTGGCTTCAATTCTTGTGAACATGGCTGTGTTCTGGTTGCGCACCATTTCACAAACTTCTTCGTGGGAAGTTATTTTGCGCATCGCAGCGGCGGCGTCGTCGCGTGCGTCCTGGTCCATTTCTTCCATTCCCCCAATTACTCGGTCTGTTGAAGATTGAAGTTGTTCGACCTGACGCACTTCACCCAATATTTCAGAAGCAAGTGACGGTGCGCGGTGTTTGGCCATGTCAGCCGCCGTCGCCTTCGTCTTTATGAAGTGGGCAGTCAGCGCCAAGGGAAACAGCGCCGTCGTGCATGGTTTTGATAAGCGCAAGGTCGGCCTTACTGTGACGGGCGTTAGCCTTGGAAACGTCCAGGCCTTTGCTTGTTTCCTTGGTCTTCCCACAATTGGCACCGTCGACCAGTTCGGCCATGGCGTCGTGGGCCTTCTGCACCAAGGCCTTGTCCTTCTTGCCATGCCGCTGCCCCATTTTGGACAGGCTTTCGGCAAGGTCCGAAAAGGTCGGCCGGGCGGCGACCGGGGCCGCCTTGGTCAGTTCCGGGTTGGCGTCCAATATGGAATTCAGGGAAGTGGCCATGACAGTCCTTTCGAAATTACGATGCGGCGTCCTGCCGCACCTTTACTCGTTGAACCTGGGGGCCACCGGCCCTATGTTTACTCGTAAACCCTTGGAAAGGAATTTCATGTACAAGTTGGACTATGACGTTCTCTGCCAGAAAGCCCACGAAGCCGGTATTGCGGCCGTGGACAAGCTTCAGGTCCGCCCCATGGTGGTCCAGTCGCACGCCAACCCCCTGGACGACGGGTCCCCGGTGGTCAAGGAATACTTCGTCGCAGACGGCGTCTGCGGCTTCGCCTGGGTCAAGTTTCCCGGTGTCGGACCGTTCGCCAAGTACGCCAAGGAATACCTGGGCGCGCGGTCGGCCTACCCCAAAGGCCTGTGCTTCAGCATTCGGGCGTATGACCAGTCAATGCAGAAGAAAGAAGCCTACGCCGAAGCCTACGCGGCCGTGTTGCGGGAAGCGGGCATTCCAGGCGTCTACGCAGAAAGCAGGATGGACTAAATGAACAACGCGCGCCGCAAGCAGATTTTGAAAGTCACGGAACTTCTGAACGAAGCCTGTGAACTCCTGGAAACCGTCAAGGACGACGAACAGGAATATTACGACAACATGCCAGAAGGCCTACAGGCAGGCGAGAAAGGCCAGAAGGCGGAAGAAGTCACCAGCAGCCTGGAAGACATTCATCAGCGCCTGGAAGAAGCCCAGGGTGAACTGGCAGACCTTATGACCGACTGACCGGGCGCAGTGGTCCCGCAGGCGAGCCTTATATTTCAGTTTTTGGCTGCCTGTCCAGGGCTTGGTTAACGCCGAACGGTGTTCGAACAATCTTCGATTAAACCTTGAACCAGCC